TGGTTCTTTAATATCAGAAAACTGAAAGTTCAAGGAGATATTTGGTTCTTCTTGTAAATCTAACTGAAACGTGCTATCTGCTGTATCAGATGTTGTATTTGGTCTATATGCTACTAAACGAACTTTCATTAGCTATTGGTGTTTACGTTGTTTGCGTATTCTATTTGTATTGTATATTTTATTAGCTTATCATTTGCTCTAGTTTTTTTAACAATAGAAGAATCAGTTACCATAACGCCTTGCGTAAATTCTGTATCTGCATTTTCAACTATATAAACATCTGTTGACATAATTAGCTTTTCCATCAAATATGCTTGGTCTTCTGTCATCCAATCTGTATTTAATGTTTCCTTTAGAACTGCTGTTACCTCCCTAGTCTTTTTGCCTCTCATAGTATTGTTATAATACCATTTAGAAGCATTAAATCGACCCATTATAGTATTGTAGTTATTTCTAGTTACTTCAATTGTCTGTGTAGACTTCATTTTGAAATTAAAATAATCATAGCAACCTACACTATTACGCCACGCTAATCTTCTAACTTTAAAACCTTTGCAACTTCCTGATTCTTTTATAAAATAATAATTAGCCGTTGCAGGGTCAGTTTCACCCCCTGAGCCTATTCCTTGAATCTTGTAATACGCCCAACCGTCATTAGCTGAATCAGAAGGCTGTGCATTAGCTAATCCTGCTATAGTTTGTCCTTCTAGGTTTCCTGGACCACAACCAAAATATAGCAATTGATATTTATTTTCCATTGGATCAGTAGGCTCTTCTGCTTCACTATTTGAAGGAATCCAACCACCATAAGTAGAACTGTTAATTGCAGTATCTGTGCTTAAAACCGATCCACTAGCATCATAAAATTTGATAACAATAAAATCTAAATCGCTTGTAAATTCATCTTGATCATTTAAAAATGCAACAGTATGATAATCGCCTACATTTGTTGTGCTATCCCATTGAACGTAATTTATATATCCTGTAACACCATAAGTTGGATCAGTAGTTATTCCAACATCACTTAAAAATCTGTCTGTTCCACTATTTGCTTGATAAGGTTGAAACGCTGTTCCTTGTATATAACTAGAAGCGTCATCTCTTGCTGTTAATAGGGGCAAAGAAGCAGCCATATAAATCAAGGTGTCTTCTACATTTAACGTTGTGTCTTCTGAAGGTATTG